AATGCTGGTGCCTGAGTTCACTGCTGTGACAACAACGCTGGTTGCACCACCAAAGTTACCTGTGCCAGGGGTGGCTGTGATTTCGTCTCCGGCTGCAAGACCATCTGTGCTGGTCATGCCAGTGATGGCAATGGTCCAAGGACCTGTGCCTGAAATTGGGTTGATGCTGCCTGTAGTAGAAATCAATTGATCCACAACAGGTGAGAACAACAAGGGCCATGCCTTGTAGTAATACATGTTGATGAGATCACCTTGTGCAATATAAGGTAGAAATTCATAGTGATCAGCAACTTCAGAGAATTTGCCACGGATAACTGCGGGCACATTAACAGGCTGTAGATATAACTGTGCAATCATGCCTTGTGTGATAATGTCACGATCACCAATGCGATCATAAACGATCCAAGGACCTGTTTGACTTGAACTGGTGCCACCTGAGGTAAACACAATGGTGCCAGACACAGTGCCGTCGTTGGGTGTATTCAATGTAATGGTATCACCTGTGCCGCCTACGCCACCAACAGCACTGATGATAGCACCGTTGCCAATGCCTGTGCCTGATACCAACATGCCTGTGCTGATAGGCTGTGCTGGTGTGGTGGTCAATGTAATTGTGTATTGTCCTGCTGTGCCAGTGGCAGTGGCAGTGGTGGTAACCTGACGACCCTGTTTGAAAAACAGGATAGGCTTGTTCATGTCACCTGGAATAGGAATGTGTCCATAGATGTCAGCCACACCAATGTTTTCTGGTGCATATGGATCAGATCTCAGTGCTGGCAGTTCAATGTTACGCATTGACATTTCTGCCATAAAGATACACTGTTTGACTTCTGTGTCGTTGGTGCTGCCTGTGAAATCTTTGATGAAATCAACTAAGGCATCAGCGTTGGGAATTATAAACATGGATTAGTGTCCTGAAAAATATTTTTGTTCACCCTTCTTAGTAGGGTAAGGCACTGACATGGGAATAGGTAGTCGGCCACCTGGATAGCAAACATACTCTGGATACTCAGTTTCTACCACTCTGTAGAACTGTGCCTTGAGTGTTCTGTCATTTTTGAGAGCATTCCAAGGAATACCATCAAAGTATTGATCGCTGATGCGAATGCTGATCACATATGGTAGTTCCATCCACTTGTAGGTCAACTTGCCATCTTCACCAATGGGTGCTAGAGGGTCTGGAATACCTTGTTCGGCAGCGTGTCTATAATTCTTTACACGCAGTTTGATTTCTTCTGTGTTTTGCTGTTCGCGTTTGATATAAAACTTGCCATCTTCGCGCCCAGTTGTGGTAATGATGTTGCCGCTTTTATTGGCGGCAGTTCTAGTCCAATCGCCTTTTAGGCTGCGATAAAGTTCATCATTGTTTTTCAACAAACGGTCTGCAATACCGTTGTGGTTGGTGACCATACCACCGTGATCTTGGCGGTAATAATCAAGGTTTTTTTCTGGGTCTGTATCGTCAAGATACTCTGGGTTGTTGATATCGTTCATACGAGTATTTAGTCCTGACGATTGAACCAATAAGAGAAAAGGGCAGTTGCCTGCCCTTTCCCTGACACATCTTAGTCGGACTAAGAATTAAGGTGTAACATCGCCTGCGCCAAAGTTTACACGGCTTACCGCTACGCTTGGGCGTGGTGTGGTTACTAGTGAACCAGTGTTGGTGATGTTGTTCAACATCGCAACACCTGCTGGGTTACGCACAATTAGTGTGCCTTCGAGCAAGAACTGATCCAATGAAGCGTCAGCATTGCTGAATACTTCGTTGTTAGGACCTAGGTCACGCAATGAACCCCACTGCACAACATCTTCGTTCAAGAAGTAGATGCTGTTGCTTACACCGGCCTGATCCATGATCCAAGAATCAAAGATTTCGTAGGTGTAGTTAAAGTCACCTTCGTAAGTCTGGATTGTGTCACCACGCTCGACATTACGACGGTTGATGCTGGTGTTACTTGAACCAATGTTATCACTGATGATTGTTCTCAATGAAGTAGGAGCAACCATAGTGCGGATCTTGGCGTTGTAACGCTGTTCTGCAACAGTTACCAACTGCTTGTAAAGCACAGGGCTAAACACCTGGTTGGTGAATGTGCCGTTGTAGTAGTAAGAACCGTTAGCATAGATACGCAATGCGTTGCTGATCTGTGTTGCACTGTCAGTGTCTTCGTTGTTGAAGAATGTATCCAAACCGCTCAAAGAACCTGAGGTTGGGTTGAATGACATTGTGCCAGCAAAAGAAGCCAATGAGCCCATGCGTCGACCTGTCTGACCTGATGGTAGGCCAGCGGCTGTGCCGGTCTGACCAGCATACTTGGTGCCGATCTGGTCGTTACGAACTAGTTGTAGTTCAACATCAAACATGAGTTCGATCAACTGCTTGACTTCCTGATAGGCCTGTGGATCGCCACCAGCCTGCATCACTGCACGGGCTGTGCCTGAAGAAGCAATAACAGTTGAGAAGATCTGGGTGTAGTTGCCCAGGTTGTAACGCTGGTTGCTTTCAGCGTTGGCTGTAGAAACAGCGGCGCCTTCAACTTGCGCCTGCACGGCTGGAGCGCGGTAAATGTCGTCAGTCCACAATGGTAGTGTGCTGTTGACTTTACGCTTCTTGCTCATAGCCATATTTAGAACGGGGGTATCGTCCTTAACACGATTGGAAACATCAAGGTCTAGGTCCTTGACAACGATGTCTGAACCGTAAGCGGTTGTGCCGTTACCAATCTGACTGGTTGTAATTTCTGCCATTTTTTTATTCCTTTAATAAATGGTTTATCTTGCACCTCTATTAGCACGAATACTCTGTAGTCGCTGAACTAATAGATTGTCTGCGGCTTTTTTATCGCCGCGGTTGGCTTGTTCACGAAGTTTGCTCATGTCATCGCCGCGGTTGGTAGGAGTTGTGCTACCTTTGCGACTGGTCAACTGAGCCATGCTAGAACCTGCTGATTTTGCTGTGGGCTTGTCTCGATATCGTAATCCATCTCTGATAAGACTTAGCAATGACTCATCACTGCTGAGCAAATCAATGTTGGCTACACCTGGCACAATTTCTTCTTTGGCACCTGGCCAAATTTTAGAAACTTTTTCGCGGACTTCGTTATAGACATATTCGTTCTTTAACTCACGGTCCTGAAAGTTCCGACGATTGTGTTCTAGAACTTGCGAGACCTGCTGAGCGCGAACCTGTCTAAACTGATCTACTGCTGGACGCAACCTAGCAATTTGCTTTTGTTGCTGGCGAATATACTGCTCATTTTGAGCCATACTTGCCTGAATCCTTGCAATAGCCGCTGGGTCTTGTGTTGCTGCCAACTGTTGCTGAAAAGTTGTTTGATAACCTTGTGTTTTCACAATTTCATCATAGGCCTTCTGCAACTTAGGCTCTACAGTAAACTCCATTGCCAGTGCCAAACCTTCTTGGCGACTTCTGACATCCTTCACATACTCATCAAATTCAGCCTTGTCAATTTTTAACTGACGGGCTTCTTCGTGTATTGCTGATCCTTGACCTAAAATAGCGGCGGCTTTCTTAGCATCAATCACTACTTCTTTACCGTTGCGAACAAACTTAAACTTGGCGTTGGGGTTTGTTTCTGCAAATTCAATAAAGTCAATTAGTTCTTCTGCTGAGGAATCATTACTACCAGTGCTTACAGATTCTGCTGGTGCAGCAGTCTGGGCATCTGTTTCTTGATTGCCGTCTACATATTCTGTGTCGTTGGCATCAACAACTTCGGCTTCAACATTACCGTTGGGTGCCACAGGGCTTGAATCTTCTGCCGTTGATTCTTGACCTGTTGCAGCCTTTTCTGGTTGCTGTCTAAGTTGATTACGCTGTGTTTGCTCGCGCATAGCGGTCATCTTAGCGGCAATTGTGTCCATACTTGGAACTGCGGGTGATTCAGTGGCCGTGCTCTGCGGAGCATTAGGCGTGATCGTTGTGTTCATTTGTTTTCCTTTTAGGGCCGGTTAAGGTTACCTTGTAAGTTTATTTAGTCATTCGATCTATCAAATGTTGTCTAAATTTTTTTCTGCAGTCAACATTTTATTCTTTTTGTAAACTGCTCTTTTTAGGCTATTGACAAATGCGTCAATGCCTGCAAGTTGGTTGGCCAATGCAATGCGTTCGGCATTGGCTTCTGCTGAATGTCCAACCACGCTGACCAGTGCATCATTGATTTCAAATCTAAAATGATGCACAAACATGGCTAGGTCTTTGTTGGAGATCAAAGCCTCAGCCAACGAGCCATAGTGTTTTACTGCGTCTCGTTGACTGGGCGTAAGGTTTTTTATATTACTGGTATCTACGGTAAGCCTACGATTGTAGGCTTCCACTACTTCATGTTCAATCATTGCATTTCCTTTCTGTTAGATTTTAACTGTAGACTTTGGGATCCCCTGCGGCCACAGCCATAAAGTCAAGTTGGCTTTCTGCATCAATGCCTTCAGTTTCTGCGGCAATCTGTTGAGCCTTAACTGTATCCAACTGCGCTTTGGCCAATCGTGCTTTGTCTTCTGGACTTGGTTCACGAGTTTTGGCTGCTTGTTCGCCCTGTTGAATCATCTGTGCTACTTCTTGATCGCTAGGCAAGTAAACATCAGCGTCTTTGATGCCCAACACATACAATGTGTCAGCAAATGGCTTTTTGATCTTTTTATAAATTGCAGGTGTAAGTGTGCCTGAACCAACCATGCTTTGAACTGTTTGGTATAGGTCTTGCTGGCACTTCTGCACAATCTGCAAGCGGCTGATAGCGTTTTCATCACTCATCATGCCTAAGGCTAGTTCTAGGTGAACCTGCTTGCGATCACAGAAGTTCATGTCATCCCAGGCCTGATAGTCTAGGAACACTGGCTGACGATCAGGATGGAATTCTTGTGCTAGTTTCTTAACACCATAGTCATCACCATACTGAATCAGTGTGCGCCATACCAACCAAAGTGCTGAACGCAGGCCTTCGGCAGCGTTGCGAACTGTGTTGTCCTGAATAATCTGATTAGGGCTTAGAGCCATTTGTAGTTTGATACCTGAGTTGCCAGGTGCCATAACTTCTGGATTGAATACATCCTGCGGTGTAGTCATACCAACCATGGCCATGGTATCCTGCTGGATACGATTCATAGCCACTTCTAGGAACTGTAGGTTACCACTGGGCGGAGGCATTGGATACACATCAGTCTGCGGATTAAACTTTGAATCTAAGATAAAGATTGCTGATTCGCCATCCTGCATCATTTCAAAGTCAACACGATCAGGCTTAACACCAATGCGTGGTGTGGCAGTCAGCAAGCCCAACTGAATTTCAGCACGAGCCGCCGCTGTTTGATATTCTTGCATGGGAATCACTGATTCACCAACGCTCATGCCATAGAAGTTGCCAGGCAGTGGTTTTGGACACATGTTGGCCACAGGAATGAATTCAACTTCTCTGGCGGAGATAATGTATGAACCCGAGTAGATTAGTTCAACTAGTTCTAGTTCACCATCACCATCAATGTCATACTTGTTCCACACAGTAACAATAGATACCTGGCGGCTGTCTGGATCAGCACTTGCGGCTGAACTTACTGGAATACCCATAACAGGCACTGAGTCTCTGGCGTGAATGGCCAAGTTGTTGAGCACTGAGCCTGCTTGGTATGCGCCATTCATGTTGTATTCAGCGTGGCGTTCAAATTCTTCTAGGTTGTCCTGAATACCAGGATATAATTCTGTGGCCTCTTGAATTGTCATTGGGTCATAGTAACCACAGAAAGGCTGGTCACGCATTTCAGGCACAGTGGGATCGCAGATCCAATAGTGCTGTGCAATAGGATGAAACTTGATGTTGATGCTGTAGCCAGTTAGTTTATATTTGGCTTTGTAAACAGTGTTGCGAGCAATGGCGTCTTTGATAATCAACATTTCTTCTGCGCCTTGGTCAGCCATTGGATCACTAATGTCAGAAAGATCTTGATCTTCTGGCAAACTGCGAAGGGTTTCAATTTGCTCATCAACCAATGTGTCGGCCATGGCCATTTGCTGTTGACCTAGTGCCAAGCGGCTTTCGGCCATTACACGATTCATATCAACTGTGCCGCGGCGTTTGCTTTGACGCAGTGCTGTGAGTCCAGATTCAGCAGCCTGCAATTCAAATGCCTTTAACTGATCATTGGTGCCTTCAATTTCAACATAGCGCACAATCTGTTCACGGATAGGTTTGATCATCATCATGCCGTTTTTGTGCATGCAGGCATCCATGACCCAGCGTTCCATGGTAAAGTGTGGGTCATTCATTTGGTTGATGACCTTGGTTACCATGCCAGTGGCCTGACGAGCCGCTGTTTCATCTTCAGCGCCGTCTGAGACAAATTCAAAGTTTACTTCACCATTGGGCAGTAGGCCTTTGGTAATAACAGCAGTGGCATAATCTACCACTGGTTTCACGCTGGGGTGAATGTAGTCAATGCCGTTAACAGGTGCAGTAGAATCTGTAACTGCTAGGCAGAGATAGTGATAGTCAGTGGCTCTGTTTACAGCATTTTTTGTGCCCAGATAACGCAGATAACTGGCCATCTTAACATCCATTTGATTCTTCATACGGACGAAGGTGGCGTTTTGTTTAATATTCTGATTGATATTCTGGACTGGAATATTTTTAATGTCAAGCATCAAGTTGATCCTTCTAAGTGATTGATTATTTAGTCCGGTAAAATGATCCTAGGACGAGTGAGTTCCGCAGTTAAATCGCAGGCTTGACACATGTGATCTTCAGGCACCAAAGCCGTATCTGCAGGCGTATTTTCAGGTGCAGAATCTAATCCATAGCAGGCAAAGGGCACATCTGCTCGTGCGAGCATGTCTGACATTGCCTGTGAATGCCGAGAGCAAAGCAGTATAGGTGCGGCTCCTTCACCAACAATTATTAGGTTAGTGGCTAGGCTGGGTTGTGCGTTTTTTTCCATTGTGGTTTGCTCATTTCATCTTTAGGTCTAACATATCTATCTCTTTGTGCTCGCATGCGTTCGGCCGGAGTTTTATTATCCCAGGGTTCAGCAATGCCCTGCAAACAGGCCAATAGTGCGTAACGGGCTGAGTCAATGCAGTCATCAGGATCGCTGAATCTGCCCTGTTGATCTACATAGTAGTTTTGTGCTTCGCTGAGAAATTGTGTGCAGTTGGCATTGACCATTAGGCTTCCAACTTCCAGCATTTGCCGCATTTGGTTGATACCATAACTTTTATGGTTGGTGATTCTGCCTTCTGAGTCTGGTGGATTCATAATGGGCTTGTGATACACATTCAATTCATAACTTTCAAACAGTTCACGGATTGAATTGGCACTCATAGTGTATCTGCCAGGAGTAGAAGCATCAGGAGGTAGCACAATAGGAGTGCCAAACACTTCAGGACGAAGTAGGTGATTGATATACTGACTGGGCACAGCCTCTTCAATGCCCTGCACAACAATTTGTTTGTGTAGATAAGCCACCTTTTCATAGGGTTCCCAATACATCAATGATATCACTGTTTTGTCGTTGACCAAGCCCAAGTCCAATGCAATTACTCGCAGGATATGTGGCATACGGAAGAAGTCAATGTCTCCGGTGTTGTAAGTTGGCCAGTTGGCAATTTGGAACACAGCGCCTTTGCCCATAACAGGCTTACCAGCAATACGAGCCTCACGCTCATGTGGCAAGTAGTCACGCTCTAACTGGCGGCGTGTTTCCATAAGCAAGAATGCCTGTCCCCAAGGATCATATTCAGGCACATCGTCCCAACTTACACGAATGTATTCATAGCCCTCTTCTCTGTTCCAAAACTTTGATACCAGACCGTTGAGACCTTTCAAAGGAGTAAACGAACACAAGACTTTACCTTGTGTAGTAGCCGTTCGTGTAACAATTTCACTGAAGAAGTCATCTGGTGGCTGTTCGTCAAACACAGCCAAATTAAGTTTGAAACCCTGTAGTTGTCTGACCTCCTGCGTGTAGTTGGCAAATAGGAGATAACTGTTAGTGCCTGATCGATGGCGTATCTCAACACCAATACAGTTAGCCCCATCATTCCGCATAGTATCAACAACAATGCAATCACGAGGTATTGCACCAGTTCCAATATGTTCCAGTAGTTTAACATCTTGTGTGCCCAGCAATTCATTTTGCAATACCAACGCAACCTGGCTCCAACCTTCACCTGCTACCATGCAGGTAATAGGTCCAGAGAATCTATGTCCATCCCACCACTCAGGATATTGGCCTGTGAGGTGCATGGCAGTTTCATAGCAGGTTGATGTGGTTTTACCAACACGGTTGGCAGCAAGGATACCACGGCGTTCTGCACCGCCAGTTCTAAAGAATTCACGCTGGTGTTTAAACGGTCTAAAGTATCGTAGACTGTTGTATTGCATGTCATCGGCTGTGGCAATGACAAGTTCTTGTAGTTGGTTTTGTAAATTGCTAGGCCAACGCTGATATGTTTCAGGCGCTACTTGGTGCTGTTCTAAAACATGGCGCAGGGCACGAGCCATTAAGACATCGTTGCCTAGCATGTTACTGATCCTTT